TTGAGTAATACCGAAACTTGTTCGCCAATAGTGAAACCCTTGACAAATGTCAGGGGTTTTCACTTTACTGCGATACAATACTTGTATGAACAACATAGAAAAACTCTCAGATAAGTTATACACCAAGTACTACCAAGGCGTGCCTTGGGACAGGCTCACCGATGAAGAAGCCTGTATGTCTATTGGAAAAGCAATTACTAAAGTGCTGAACCAGATAGTCGCTACCGAGAAAGAAAACCTGATTGCCCCTGTTCGTGGTATGAATACCGCTAAGAAAGAAGCATTGATTAGGCTCTCAGTAGATATCGCAAATCGTGGCATCGAGTTGATGCTGAAGAAAGAACGAAGCAACTAACATCTCCATCCACTGGGCAAGTTTGCCTGGGTTGCCATTTTTTCTGTGCATTACAATAGATTCATGGCCAAATCTATAATGGAACAAATCGCTCTTCTGCCTGATGCAGAGAGAGCACTCGTCTTATCTGGCATGGATGCCGATACTCTTATGTGGGATTGGTCAGTCTGGGGCAGACCTGAACAGCACGCTCCCGTAGGTGATTGGGCAGTCTGGATGTATCTTGGTGGTCGTGGTGCTGGTAAGACCCGTGCCGCAGCCGAGTGGGTGAGAGAGCAAGCCAAATACACTAACACGGGTCAAAGGCGTTTTGCTTTGGTTGCGAGAACAGCAGCAGATGTGCGAGATGTAATCGTTGAGGGTGAGAGTGGAATTATGAATGTATCTCCACCTAGCGAAAGACCATTGTATGAACCATCAAAGCGAAGACTAACTTGGCCTAATGGAAATACTGCTACTTGCTTTACTGCCGATGAGCCTGACTCTTTGCGTGGTCCACAATTTACTCACGCTTGGGGAGATGAGATTGCTGCTTGGCGACAGACACCTGACGCAGCAGGTATGACTGCTTTTGATAACTTGCGTGTAGGAACTCGTCTTGGTCGTAATCCACAGATTATGGTTACTACTACACCTAAGCGTGTTCCATTGCTCTACAAGTTGATAGAAGAAAGTAAGAACACTGGTCGTGTAGTTATCACTCGTGGTTCTACTCTTGATAACTCTGGAAACCTAAGCGTTGCTTATCTTGATGCTATTACGGGTGTCTATGCTGGAACTCGTCTTGCTCAACAGGAACTTTATGGTGAGATGTTGGATAGCGTTGAGGGTGCTTTGTGGAATGATGATTTGATTGAGGTACATAGACAGAACGCTCTACCACTGAACACACCACTGCGTTGTATTGGTGTTGACCCTAGCGTTGCTGAGAACCCTAGAGATGAATGCGGAATAGTTGTAGTCGCATCAACTGGTGAGAGAGATTTGTATAAGCGTCAGGCTTGGGTATTAGAAGATGCTAGCGTGTTAGGTTCGCCTGAAGTGTGGGCTAACCGAGTAGTTGCTATGGCTCGCAAGTGGGGCTGTCCAGTTATTGCTGAAGTCAATCAAGGTGGAGCATTAGTTCGTAATGCTATCAACGCCATTGACCCTAGTATCAAAGTATTAGAAGTCCATAGCAAATACGGAAAGCAACTTCGTGCTGAACCAGTCGTGCTTGGCTATGAGCAAGGGCGTGTCCATCACATTGGATACTTACCTGACTTAGAGAGTCAGATGCTAAGTTGGGTTCCGGGTGAGGGTAGGTCGCCAGACAGAGTAGATGCTTTAGTTCACGCTCTTACCGCTCTTATGATAAAGCCACCAGCAGGGTTTGTAGGTGGCAAACTAACTGCTAAGTCTATGGCTGGTCGTAAAATACCAGATGCTAGAAGTAGTTTCTTTAGAGTTAGATAAGAAAAATCCCCTGCCACATTGACAGGGGATAAATCTTAGTTTCTCCAGATTGCTAACTGCTTTTCATCTAAGCCGAGTAAGTATCTCTCAAAGTTCTTATTACATAGAACCCAAGATGAACGCTTCTCTCTCATCAGTTTGATAGCATCTGCTGGCTCATAGCCGTCACGAATTAGAACCAAAGCCATAACTAAACCGCTACGATTTAGTCCAGCCTGACATCTAATAAGAACTCTCTTACCAGACTTCCAATCTTTATGAGCCATCTTAACTATGTCCAATAGATTTTCTACTGGGTCAAAGTCAGTTAGCGAACTATCATAGAAGCCGAACCTAAGTTCCTTGACGAACCAATCAACTGGGTCAGCACTTGCGTAAAGTGTATAGACGCAATCAAAGTGTTTCTTGCTAATCTCTTTGCCGATAACATCTACTTGCTCAAACCAGTCTTCATTGCCATAAGCATCAAGTGTTCCACCTTGCCATAGGTCAGGCAAAGTTTCAGTCCATAGAGATTTAGGCAAATCATTGTGCCGTGGTCGCTCAAAGTCAGACAGATTATTTCTTGTTGGTAGTGTCATTTGTAATCACTCCTTTCGTTTGTTTATAAGTGATACCACTATTATTACAAACAGATAACTATTTGTCAAGTGGTTTAGATAGATTACTTTCTATCACTACTCTATCTATAACCATACGGATAGGCTATTTATTCCCAGATTTCCTTGCCGTTCCCAGTTATTTACTTAGTCGCATATACACGGGTGTCGCCCAGTCCGCCCCAGATACACGGCTGCTCACACACCGACACACACACAAACAACATAGGGTTTCTCCCCTGGGTTACCAGATTTTCCTTTTCTTTTTGCCCCATCTGAGCCCGTGTGTCCTTAGAAACATAGCATCTTATGTAATAACTGGTATAGCAAGCCCGCTTTTCTCCGTACTTGCTCCCGAATGATAATGCGGTCAGCCAGTTCTTATGAATTGTATTTGTACTGCTCGTCTGGGCTTGTCGGCAGGTCGGTATGCCAACTCCCACCATCTAAGCCCTGTTTTGAGGCATTTAGTTAGGTCAGGCTAACCTAAGTGCCTAAGATAGCCTACTCATAGGCTTTTCTTAGCCTACTAATAAGTCTTAGATAGGCTATGTAGAGCCTAGATAAGTCCTAGATAAGTCTTACATTGCTTCTTCTAAGAACAAATAAGTCATCACAAGTGCTCACATATGTCAAATAAGTCATAAATAAGTCATAAATAGGCTGTTTGGTCGCTAAAATCGGCATAAAAACGGCATTTTTTTCGGCATTTTTGGCCGCTTCTCGAAACAAATTTCGATGTGCTCGCCAGTAACCGTAGCCGTCTCACCCACCAAAGGCAAAAAACACTAATGTATCTTTTTTCTCCGTCAGTAATAAGTTTTTATCGCATAAGGGCCGCTCCCGGATTTTCCAAAAAAATCGCTTCCAATACACAGTGCTAAACTCAATACATTATGAGTAAAGACAGAGAATACGCTAGAAACTATCAACTCGGCCAAGACGAAGTTGATTTCATCAACGCCCTTACGAAAAAAGCAAAGTACTACCGAGCCAAGCAACTTTTTGATGCGGGTTGGTCGCTACAAGCAATAGGAAATGCGTTTACGCCAACGCAACAACGCTCCACTGTTCAGTATTGGACAACACAGGCTAACCCAGCCTTTGCCACAAACAAACCAGTTCCATCTCCTTGGGGCGGGTTCGCCGACGCTCCTATGCCAAAACCCGTAAAAGGCTATCAACTCAAACGCCCTAAGTCCCCCGGTATTACACAAGAAACACAGAAGCGTTTGCGAGAACTAGCCCCCCTTGCTCGTTATTATAGAAGTGGTATGAATTCATCAACGCCCTTTGCAATAGCAAACGAAGAGATGACGGCAATAGTTCGGGAGTTATACAATAACAATGTCAAGATTGCCGAGATTGCGAGAGCAGCGGGAATTACAAACCGAGCCATTGCTCGTAGATTGGGTAAGTAATGAAAATAATTCACGACATCTTTCCGTCTCACCTAAGCGTTGCTCCAACCGATTATTCAGACGATGTGTTTTCAATTGAGGCTCAGGGAAATCCAAAGGGCGTTTTTTACCGAGACATTACTCGTATAGTAATTATTGAAGATGAAAAAGGTCTAACGATTTGGGTCGCTCAAGATTCACCAACAGGTGCTCAAATTATTTTCCAAGAGCGTTTATCAGAATTTTACAAAGCGGACAAACAAGAGCAGGTGTCCAGAGCAAAAACCATAAGCGGAAAACTCATAGCGTTTCAAAAAGACAGCAACTGTGGATGCGGGTCTAGGCTCAAGAGTTGGAATCCGTATCGCACACTTCACTCCGTAAAGGACCAGTTCTAATGTTTATTGACCCATTTACTTTTATTCTTATTGCCCTTGCCGTTTTCAGAATTAGCAGACTAATTATTGAAGACCAAATCTTTGAGCGTTTGCGAGAAGCGATTTGGAAAAAGTTTCCACCACATACTTGGCTAGGTTATTTGATTACTTGTTATTGGTGTTTGAGCATTTGGATTTCATCGGCTTTCGCAATTTGCTATACAATAGTTCCTGTGGCAACTGCTATCGTTGCTCTACCTTTTGCATTATCAGCAGTTGCCGCACTCATTTCCAAGCGTCTAGACGACTAAAGGAGAACACAACTTGGGCGTTTTCAGGCGTGATAAATCACCCGCAACAAATACTCCACAGCGTGGTATTCGTGCTTCTAATCCAGTAGCGAATACTCTCCCTGCTAACTCTGTTTTTCTAAAACCAGTTCCTAACGCTGCCCCGTCTGCCCCTTACAACGCACCTAGAGCATTGACCGCTGCGGCTGCTCAACTAAAAATTGGCGACAAGTCCGAAGCCGAGCAATTCAAAAATCGTAGGGCAGCAGCGTCGTCTGCTTGGCAATCAGAAGCGTGGGAATACTACGACGCAATTGGTGAAATCAAATACGCTTTCAATCTTGTTGCTAGCGTTGTTTCTCGTATTCGTCTTTATCCAGCAGTAGTTTCTAATCCCGCTGAAAGCCCAAGTCCAATTAGAAATGTTGAAGCCTTTGACCAGCGTATTGTCGCTGCCGCTGAGCGTGCTCTAGCAAGACTTGATTCAGCGTATGGCGGTCAGGCTGGTCTGCTAAAAGACGCAGCACTAAATCTCCAAGTAACTGGTGAGTGCTACCTAAGTCAAATTCCTCAACGCCCTTCAGATGGAACTCCAGAGTCTTGGGATATTCGTTCCGTTGATGAAATCACAGTTGATAGCAGAGCAAATGTTGTTATCAGTCCTAGACGAGAACTAAAGACCGCTGGTGGTGGAACTCAAAAGGGCGTTTATGTTTTGCCGAAAGGTGCGTTCATTGGTCGTATTTGGAAAGCACACCCACGCTTTTCCGAAGAAGCCGATTCATCAATGCGTGGAATTTTAGACTTGTGTGCTGAACTTCTACTTTTGAACCGCACATTCCGTGCAACGGCGCGTTCCCGTCTGAACGCTGGTGCGCTCTATCTGCCTGACGGTCTTTCGGTTGCTGCTAACCCAGACCCAGATTTCCCATACACAGATGCCGATGGTATCTACGACGGCCCTACTCCAGAGGAGTTGGAAGACGAATTTGAAGACCAACTTATGGATGCTATGACAACTCCTATCAAGGATGAAGATTCAGCGTCTGCCGTTGTTCCGTTGATTATTCGTGGACCTGCTGAACTTGGAGATAAAATCAAGCAGTTCAAGTTTGAGCGTTCATTTGACCCTGCTCTTGCTCAGCGTGCTGACCGTGTTCTTGAAAGAATTCTTCAGGGTCTAGATGTTCCAAAAGACATCGTTACTGGTCTAGCAAATGTGAAGTATTCAAACGCACTTCAAATTGACGAGGCTTTGTACAAGGCTCACATTGAGCCACTGATGTTGCTTATCGCCGACGCTCTTACAGTTGTCTATCTACGCCCATACCTACTTGCTAACGGATTTACCGAGCCAGAAGTAGAACGCATTGTTGTTTGGTATGACCCATCACAGGTTGCTACTCGCAATGACCGTGCCGCAGATGCGGACAGCGGTTTTGAGAAGATGGCAGTTTCGTTTGAGACTTGGCGTAGAGCACACGGTTTCTCCGAAGCAGAGGCACCAAGCCCAACCGAAGTTGCGTTGCGTTTGCTTGTTGAAAAGGGAATGATTACTCCAGAACTTACTGAAGCAATGCTTGGTGTTGTTGCTCCAGATGTTATGGAGAAAATCCGTGCTTCAGCACAGGCAGCACAGCCAACTCCAGCAGTTCCGGGTCTAGACCAAATGCTTCAGGGCGGTCCGCCACCTGAAGGTGGAGAAGCACCACCCGCTCCAGAAGAAGCACCACCTGGATTAGCAGAGCCAGGAGTAACCGAAGAAAGTGCTCCAGTTCCACCGACAGAAGAAGTCGCACCGCCACAGCCTATCGCTCCGTCAGACGCTACTCCGCCAGGCCTAGCCGAACCTACTCAGTAAGAAAGAAAAATGCATCAGAAATTAGCAGAACATCTAGCAGTATGTTTAGCCGATACGGTTACATACAAGTTCATTGCTCACGGCTATCACTGGAATGTGAAAGGTCCTGAGTTCACTCAGTTTCACGACTTCTTCGCAACACTTTATGAAGACGCTGATTCAGCAATTGACCCGTTAGCCGAGAATATTCGCAAACTTGGGTTTGACGCTCCATTTACTTTAGAAGACTTTGCTTCTCTAACTTGCGTTAGCGTAAATCCAGTTTCAGGCGACCCGATTGAAATGAGTAGCAATCTATACGAAATAAATTGCCACCTTAAAGAGTGTTTAACAAAAGCGTTTGATATTGCCAACGCTTGTAATGAACAAGGAATTGCCAACTTCCTAGCAGAGCGTATTGACCAACACGCTAAGTGGGTTTGGCAAATAGGCACCACTATTGGTGCTGACTCAACCGTCATAACCAGAATCGAGTTCAAGTAATGAGTGAATACGAAAACTTTGACCCTGTTGATGAAATAAATAAAATCATTGAAGGTGCCGACAGACCTGCTCTTCCATCTGTTTATGTGAAGAAAGATAAAACAAATGTTGTCATCGAAGGTACTGCTTTAGTAGCGTCAGCAAACAGCAAAACTCTTCCTAGCCGTAGAGTTGGAAGATTTGAAATGCTTGAAGTTCTAGAGCGAAGTCTCAACAGAACAGTCACCAATTTCAACAACCCCTCTCAAAGAGCGTTTACCGCAATGAGAGAATTATCAGACTTTGTGAATATGGCAACTACTGGCGCACAGCCAAAGATTGCTGGAGAACACAGAGACCTACTTCCAGTAGGACACCCCCTATCAACCAGACCAAACGACTTTTCTGAGGAAGAGTTGGCTCAAGCCCGTGCTGAGTGGATGTCGGCAGACCCTAGAATTGCCGAAGAGTTCCGCCCATTAGTCGCTACTGCTTTTGTTACACCAGAAGAGAGCGTAGAGCGTGAGTATCTAATAGCAAAGTTGGAAGCAACTAACGCTACCCAAGTACCAAGGGATATCATCCTCGGCTTGACCGCCGCTGGAAACCCTTACGCTGGGGGGAACTCTTTTTTAGCACGAAGCGCCAGGGCTAGGGCTCAGCGCCGCGACAGAAGAGGTCGCTTTGCTTGGATGGGCGGTGGAGCCAGAGTATGGCTCGGAAAATTATTTGACGCAGTATCTTCTTTGTTCAGATTTGCTGGATACGACGCAAAAACAGATTCGTTTGACCTAGAGGGCGTTCCAGGTAGCCCTTACTTTGGAAAAGTTATTAGCGTTCCCGCTTCACAAGTAGAAGCGATAAAAGCAATTCTTCCAGACAGTTTAGGGTTGCCAGAGCCACGCTCAAAGAGCGTTGCTAAAAATTTAATTGTGGACCCAAGCACTTTACAACTAAAAGATGCTCCAACTGGTTGGGAAAAAGTTTCTAGCGAAAACGGCGTTGATGTTTTCCGTTCCGCTGATGGTTGGATAGCAACTCGCTATCCTAACCTTGCCTCAGCACCAAAAGAGAGTAGCATCACTCGTACTCGTGGTGCTAATTCTGATAAAAGCATAAATCCAGACCTACCCGTTTATCACATTGCCCAAGGTTCCGCTGACGGAACGGTAGTTGATAAGCCATTTGCCGTGGCTCAGGGGTGGGGTGACGCTCAGGCGTTGATTGCTCGCTATGATAAGAAACTTTCTCCTAGCAAAAAGAAAGCCGAATTAGATGAACCACAAGAGCAAGGATTTATAAAAGGCTGGAAAAAGCAAGAAAGAGGCTACATACCAGCGGATTATAATCCTTACGGATACTACGCTGGGGGCAGAGATGTCGCTATGGGAAACGATTCTTATACAGACCCTAGTGGCCGATTTATTGCTGTATCTATGGCTCCTAAAAAGCAAGAGCAAGCCAAAAATGTTAGAAAGCAAGTTCTTGAAAGTGGGAAGCCAATTGAAACTTTTGACGGTGCTAAAGACTGGGATGGCGATGTAAGCAATTTATGGAGACTTGAAAGAGTAAGAAGCGACGGTAAAAGAGAGATACTTGGCTACTACCAAGATACCGAAGACATTGAGCGTGATACTGAAATTCCAAAAGACCTAGAACAAGGACAAGATTTCTACGAAGAAATAATTGCCAACACATTGCAGTGGGGCGGAAACTCGGTTGATTTTGTTGATGGAAGTAATCCAGACCAAGGATATTTAGTTGCTCACGAGGCTGATGTTGTGCAACCAGATGGAAGCGTAAAAAAGCGTGAGCAGTTAGTTACTCCAGAAGACTTTATGGACCCAATCGAGGGGCCAAAAATTCTTCGTGCTTATGCTTTAAAAAACCAAGAAAAACTTATGGAAAAAGGTTTTTATCTTGGAACTTGGACAGACATGGTTGAGGTGAAAGACGAAAATGGAAATGTAATTGACAAGAAAGAAATGGTCTTTCTAGATGTCAGTGAGTGGATAAAAGATTTTGATGATGCATTTGACGCTGGAGAAAAACGAGGCGAAATTGCTATTTTTGGTGCCTCAGAGGGCAAGAGTTATTACATTGAAGTTGAAAAGCGTAGAAGAGAAACAATACGAAATACTCCAGTTCTAGATAAAGAAGAAGATAAAAGAGTTAGGGAAGAATCCGACAGGATTACAGATGAAGAAAATAAGTGGTTTAGAGATAATTATGCAGTTTGGCAAAACTTTGAGCGTGATACTGGAATAGGATTTTTTAAAGACGACGGTTCTCCAAATCCAGAAGTAGCAAAAGTAAGTCCAGAAATTTATGAACACCTAAAACGCAGAGACGACGCTGAAAAAAATAGAAATTCTGTATTCCAAAATTACATTCGTTCAGTTTTTGAAATGGCTGACGGTATGGACCCGGGCGGGAAAAACAACGGACTTGCTGTTAATCAAGGTTTATTAGACATTAGAGATAGGTATGTCGGCGACGATGAAGCAACTCTAAAGATGAACGCTGGTCTCCGAGAAGGTCAGGTTGCTAGTTCTAAAGTAAAAAGCGTGGATAGGCTTGTAAATAAATCTAAATTAAAACAAAACACCGTGCTGTATAGGGGGGCTTGGCTAGACCCTGAGTTGGTAAGTCAAATAGAAATTCAGGACTCTTACTTTGACAGAGGTTTCCAGTCTTCTGGACTAGATGTAGACACCGCAACAAGTTATTTAGATTTTAGAGCCGAAAAAAGTCAAGGCAAAGAAAGAGTTGTTTTTAGAATTCTTGCTCCGCAGGGTATGAATGCTATACATGTTGGCGACGATGAAGTAATTATGCGTCGCAATACAAAAATGACTATAATTAGAAAAACTAAGTTAGATGACACAACATACATTGATGTGGATATCGAACCTCAAACAAAGGAGCAAATAGATGTCAGACTCCAAGGACTCGTCAAAGGGCCACGACCTGAATCTAGTGAAAGTCCCGGAGAACTTCTCCCAGATGACGGAGGAGGAGCAGATGGCTTGGGCGAAGGAGGCCCATTCGAAGTTAATTACGCGCCTCTCCCCACCACAAGACCAGACTCAGAAAGAGTAACTGACCCACAACTAGCAATTTGGCTAAGACTTTCTAAAGATGTACTGGGAGTAAGTCTAAACGGCATAATTGACGAGGCTATTGCTATAAATCAAAACAATGACCCAGAAAAACACTTGGCTAAAAGGCTAAAAGCAAATGTTGCTAAATCTCTAGCAGAAAAACTCAAGGATGTTGACGACAAAGAGTTTGTAAGAGTATTAGATGATTTGGGGGTGTTCTCTGGACTATCTAAACACATGGACTGGTCTGAGCCTAAAAAACTTCAAGAAGTAATTTTTTATAGTCTAGATGCAAGAAAAGAAGTTGGTGTAAACCTTAGAGCAGAATTTGCTAATGTCTTGAGATGGGCTACGACAAATAATGATTTTTATAGAGAACAGAAGGAACTCGTTGACAAAATTAATTCTACTAAAGAGGTAACTCTTGAAGAAGCACGACTAATTCTTGATGCCTATAATGAAAATGGTCGATTAGGCGGATTTACTCTTTTCAAAAATCTTATTCTTCCAGACAGTGATAATAGAGAATTTTTAGATGCTGTTAGGTATACCGCCGTTTCAAGCCTAGTTAGTCGATGGGCATCCACATCCAACGGTTCGCATGTTTCGTCTCTTGCTATTCAAGAAGTGGCTAGAAGACAGTTTGGCATTAGAGGTTCAGCCGAATGGAATAACGGAATCGGTATGGAGATACAGGTTAAAGATGTTGCTGACAAAAACAGAAACTTGATTGGAAGATTTTTACAAGCCCAGTATGACCTCACTCAAGAATATTTCAAGAAAAAGGGTATATCTAAAATAACTCTCTATCGTGGAGTCAAAAACTTCAAGGCTCACGATATGCCAAAGACCACTTCCTCAACAGAAAATGGCATTTCAGGAGCAGTAAGACTAAGACCTTTATCATCTTGGTCGACTTCAGAGGGGGTAGCAATTGGGTTTGCTAGGGGAGAAGACGGAAGAGTATTCCGTAAAGAATTTGATGTAAAAAACATATTTTCTATGCCAGGCTTTGGTAATGGTTGTTATGAAGAAAAAGAAATGGTAGTTCTAGGTGGAGTTGTAGATAGCGTTGATATAGGAACCTACAGTGTTCTAAACACTCGTGGAGAAGGTAGTCCAGTCAAATACCCATCTCCAGAGCCACAAGCCATTACTTACGAATCTCTTCCAAACTTACTTCCAGACTTGGGATTAGAAGTAAATTACGCTCCTTCGCGCCGTGACTCTAGACTACTAAACGACGCAGAAAGAAATGAAATTGCGCGACACCACCCAACAGAAGCAATTTGGGTATCAATTGCCGAAGACTCCACTTTCCACAAAAGGGAGATGCCACTTACTCTAAAAAATTCATTGGAATTCCACGACAGAGAGGCAATTCGCACTGGTCAAATAGGAACTGGTCCTATGGGCGAGGGGACCGTAGAACTAGCAAGGGCTTTGAAAAAGGGTGTGGCACAAAACCTTGAAAATAAAATGTCTTCTGTTGAAGCATCGGAGTGGGCAGAAACAGCAAATCTTTTCAAAGACTTGGGCATAGTCGTCAACTTTCCTAATGATGAAGAGAGCAGTCAATATGGAGTTGTAAGAGCACTTATTAGTTCTTGGGCTTTTACTTCAAACGGCGACGAGCCTTTATCTTTAGCAATTCAAGAATTAGCCAAAAAAGAATTTGGAATTGAAAAGGCGGCTGATTGGGAAATTAGCCCAGAGAAACAAGTAAAAGTAGATAAAATTTTAGAAACTAGCGAAAACTTAATTAGAAAGTTTCTAAGGGCTCAATACGACCTTACTCAAGAATATTTCAAGCGTAAGGGAATAAAAAAACTTACTTTGTTCCGTGGAGTAAAGAAATTTAGTAACCACGAAATTGTAGAGTCTACTTTTCCTAACGGTGGAAAATTTACCGCAACTTTGGGCCTTAGACCGTTATCGGCTTGGACTACAAGCAGAAGAATTGGAACAATTTTTGCCAACCGCTACGAACAAAGTAGGTTGTTCCGCAAAGAGTTTGATGTAAAAGATATATTCTGTTTCCCTGGCACTGGTTTTGGTTGCTTAGATGAAAGAGAATTTGTTGTTCTTGGTGGAAACACTAAAGGCATAGATGTCTCTAGTCAAAGAGATATGAGCCCATTAGGAGGAATAAGTGATGCTTTTAACTTTGAAAACAGGGCAGCCAATTATCAAGTTGTATTTGATAGCGATGTTGAAAGTCCGCTAGACCAAATTGCTGAAAGTGGATTTAGACTTGGCGAATGGGTTAACTATGCTCCTGAAAGACTTATTCGGCCAGAAAGAGACGCAGTTGCTGACATAACCTCGTTTGACCCCACAGACGAGATACCTAATTCTCCAAAAAATGCTGGCGGAATGACACGAAACACTTGGTGGGCGTGGGAGAGAGGTCCTGACGGAAATCAATTCATTGACTACATGCGTCAACAGGCTTGTCGTTTAATTGGACTACCAGTTCCAGAAACTGAGTTTGATAAGGGCAAGGGAAGCCACTTTATGCTCCAAAGAGGCTGGGGTGCTCCGGGCGAAAAAGCCATAAAGGGAATGGTCAATGCTATTGCAAATAGTCGCCCTCAACCGCCACTATATCGTGGGTTGGCAAACGGATATGGCGAAAACGCTTCTACTCCAGAATTAGAAAGACTAAGAAGCGTTAGAGAGGGCGATACGGTTGATATGCCACTTGCTTCTGCCACGCGCTCACCCGGAGTTGCCACTTGGTACGCAACTAATAGGGGCACAGATAGGGGTCCTATAATTCTAAAAATTAGAGAAGGTGCTAATGGAGTGTCTCTCTCTAAAACTAACTCATTCTACCCGCACGATTACGAAACTGTAGTAAACGGAAAGTTTAGAGTAGTCGGCAACCAAACCGTTCTTACTCCAGTTTGGTCAAGAGATTATGTAAATATTTTTGACACTGAAGACCGCCCAGCAGAGGGTATACCAATTCTTCGTGGGCAAGTACCAGAAGATTTGCTAAATGAAATACGAGAAGCATTGATAAAAAATCCAAAAGACGATTTATCACGCTTCAACACCGATACGTTGAAATTTACTAACGACAGAAATAGAAGCAAATACTCCATTCCAATTTCAGTTTGGATGTTGAGCGAACCAAAAGAAATTCAAGTAATTGAGTTGGAACAAGAAAAAGTTTATAGCATTGACGAAAACAAGCCTGAATCTAAAAATGACCAGCCAGAAACATACGAAAATGTGGAACCATTTTTTGCCGAAAAATTAGAGGCTAATGCTGAAAAAGCGCCACTTGACTCTCCAGCAGAAGGTTTTATAGTAAGTTATGCCCCACTAAATCTAACTGGTCCTCAAAAATTAGTAAGTTCAGATGTCCCAGAACCTAAAAAATACGGAAAAGATTTAAAAAAGCGCGAACAATTATTTAAAAAATATGAAGAAGCAGAAAATAAGTTAGACAGAGCCAGAAAAGAGATTTTAGACAAAGAGCGCGCGGCGAGGAGGGCTAACGGAGGTGCCTACCGACCACTACCGTATAAGTACGATATGGATGAAAATGGCAGATTAGTGCCTAATCCTCGTCTTATAGACGAACTAGGAAGAAAGTATTTTAATTTAGTTCAAGACTTGGCTGATTCCATAAACGCTCTGAGAGATTTTGATAAGAAATTTATTGAAAGCAAGTTTGAATTATCTGTTGGCGGAGTTATACCAAATCCGCCGTCAAGGACAGAAATTACAAGTCCGGGAGATATTTGGCAAGGACTAAAAAATGTCAGAAAAGAATCGTTATATGCCATAGGCGACTGGGGCGCAAGTGAGACATCAAGACAGGTACTAGCCAGCACAAGAGGTAGTTATGTCTATAACAAGAGTATGAAACCTGAATTTGTTTCTAGAATTTCTCCACTAATATCTCAATCAACTTTAAAAGAAAATACTCAACTTCACAGAGGCGAGTGGCTACCAGAAAATATAGTTGACGCTGCCGAAGTGGGAGACTCAATTTATTTTGACAATATACAGGAACTGAGTTTGTTATCTGATGTGCCTAACAAACAATTGCTTCGCAGGAACGGCGACCAATTAGATAAAACCTATTATTTCAACAAAGGCAAAAAACCAGTGGTTCTTAGATTGAACTGCCCTAAAGGTATGAATGCTTTATATACAAAAAATCAAGCAGACGAAAGTGAAAACTTTAGCGATATTGATGCTGGAAGAGATAGAGAAGACGCTATGGTGCAAGCAGTTCTTTTGCGCCCAGATGTAAAAATGAAATTAGTAAGTAAAACCGAAAAAGACGGAGTTACTTACCTTGAGTTTGATGTAGAGCCAAAAACAAAAGAAGAAATTGAATCAAATAAAAGTGGCTTAATCAAAAAAGACGGTCAAGTAGTAGAACAAATAATGCCACAACCAGAGGACCTTGGCGCATTAGAAACTCCTGAAGGATTTATATTAGGCAACGACGCTCCGATAGAACCAGATAATAGATTAGTAGTAAATTACGCCCCTAAAAACAAAAATAAAGGCGCTGGTCTTGCTAAAGAAGTTGAAAGAAGACAAAAATTAGCGGAAGCACAAAAAAAGATACAAGGAGAACTTAAAGAAAAGCAAGAAAAAGAAAAAGAAATTCTTAAAGAAAGGATGGAGGAGCAAAAAGAAGAGTTAGCACAAAAAATTCCAGAAATTGCTCAAATGCTACCGTCGTCTCCACAAGATTTACTTGACCCTAATCAGCCGTTAAATATTTTGGGCTCTACAGACATTACTCAAGAAATTTTTAATGTGCCTGGCGGTGACGACCCAGAAAAACCAAACTCAATTCAAATTTTAGAGCCTAATCAAGTTTGGAAAGATTTAGTTTCAACAATGGAAGCATTGGGTTCTGCTGCTTCTGATGATATTGAAAATCAAGTAAATGAAAAATTTGCTGAAACAATTAAAGATTTAAATGCTCAAAAGAAGCAAGTAAAAGCGTCTAGAGATGAAGCAGAATTAGGATTAAGAACACTAGAAAGAGCAGCCCAGCAGTTAGAAAACTCAGCAATTCTAAATAATTTTGGGGCTAATAACAGTCCTGTGCGACAAAGTATTATAGATACGGCTTTAAGTTATATCAATGACAAATATTTTTTAAAAGACCCTAACGCCCCAGATTTGGTTTGGAATAGTGATTTTGGTGCTTTTGCTCAGTGGGCTGTAAAAAAGAGATATCCAAATATATCGAAAGACGAAGCCCTCACAAAAACATTGGCATTATTAACAGCCGCCAACTCTCACTTAATTGAAATTGCAAAAATGCCAGACTCTGCTCAAAGAGACGCAGAAGTAAAAAAAGTTATTGCAAAAATGATGTTAGGAACTTACTTTACTCAAACATGGGAATCATTTTTTGATGCCGCGCATAATTTAAATGTTACTAATAACCCGAACTCTGCGGCTTGGGAAGCGGAATTGTCCGAAATTATTGGCAATAATCCAATACCTGATTATAACCAACTTGCTAGGAATTTGTTTAATAAATTAGAAATTTATGAAGATAATAAAAAGAATTACAAAAAAGCAATAACAGATTTTTCTAAAAAGGTGCATGATGAAATAATTAAACCAAAATTAGAAGAGTTAGGAATTGTTTTTGGCCATAGTGTCACTATAGAACCAAGAGAAATAAACTATGTTGGAAAAGGTTCCCTTGGTCATGATGCGAATCGTAACCCCGTTTTTGTTCCTAATCCTTCAATTCGGGCTACTGGTGATTTAACAGATGCTAGAGGGTATGCTTCTATTTTGACTGAAGCAATACAAACCTTACCTTACCCGATTGCTTTGCTAGTAAAAAACTTTATAGCAAGTAATGATGTTATATTTTTTGCCACAGATAGAGGAAATTTTAGTTACCTGCCTAAAGATAGGAGTACCTATAGTTTATCGGGCAATCTTTCGCCGCAAGATGCGTTTATGTCACTTGGTCTAGATGGGCCAGATGAAGATGATTCAAGTGGCAGACCGATACCGGGTAGTGGTAGGAAAAGGGCAGTGAGCGTTGCGGCACATGAACTGACTCATATGATGATACAAGCATTATTTCCAGAACTTAAGCCAGCGGAGTGGGCTGTTTTGGCTCGTTTTATAACCCAAAGGGATGCTAACGGAAATCTAATTCAAAATCTTGTAAACGGAAATCTTGGAGACACGGTTTTGAGCAGTGAAATAACTAATCTTACACCAGCAAGTTTGCTTGCATTATTAAGCAACGAAGAAGTGTCGGTTTTTGCTCCTGAAATTTCCACTCCTTACTCTACGCAACATCAAAAAGGTTCTAAAAAAGTTGGTGGAGTTCGCGGGCTAAATCCGTTTCTTCATGGAGAGTTTTTCTCAACTCTAACTCAAGCCATGTTTTCGGGGGACCCGACCATTATGTATCCAGGAAATCTTGTTAGTCCTGGAGATAAACTTAGAGTAGGTTTTAACGCAGACGGAACACCTAAATACTTTACTATACCAGATGGTCCGATTTTTAATGCTGGTGCCTTGCCAGTGGGTATAGTATTATCTTTATTAATGAATGAATTAGCAAAACAAAAGCAAGGAATACCATAATGGCAGAAAACGAAAATGAAGAAGTAATCTGGTCTGAAACCGACAACGAAAACGCCGACTGGATAAAGTCGCTTTCTTGGGATTTACCGACTGAGCCAGAAGAGTTTCTAAGGTCTCTAGGTGGAACCAGCATTGAAGACTTTTTGAAATTGCCAGCAGCCAAGGCTATGCCAGCCGAACTGCTAAACGAACTAATCAAGTCTGGGCACATAAAGCCAAAAGGTGTCTAAATGAAAGTCACTTTTCCAGATGGAAGTTATCTAAATTATTATTTTTATTTAGACATAAAGCCAGAGTTTCTAGATAACGACAAGTGTTTGGCTCTCCGCGCTTGGCTTGATTGGCGTATGTTGCTACTAGATAAAGGCACAAAAACTTACAGATTTGATAAATTTCTGGCAGACATGGAAGTGAAAAGCGACGACCCGCTATTCTTCAGAATGTTTATAGAAGAGAATTTTGTAATGGTCAAATTTGAGGGTGATTTAGTTCCAGAAATCCCTGAAAAATATAAGACTTTTTAATTTATTGTAGAATAGAACAAACCTAATAAATAGGTTATCAGACGCGCTGCTATACTTTTTATAGAATATCCGCTCCTCTATAACCAATCAGGAGAAGTTTTTAATGACCTACTATAACTCTTTCGGTATAGAGTTTGAATGTGACGAAACCCAAGAAGGTTTAGTAGCGGCAGGTAATCGCTGGACATCTGGCGGAAACTCCACCCTTGCTCGTCGTGCTCGTGTAGCACTTCAAAGGCGTGACCGTTATGGTCGTTGGGCCGAAATGGGTGGCGGTATTTCGTTCCCTGGCCGTTTAGGAAACGGAACTATTGAAAAATTTGTTGGTCGTTATGTCGGTCCCGCTGAACGCCCAGACTATATGCGGGTCTATGTCACAGAGGCCAGAAGACCGGGTATCTACGAAGTCCCTTCCCGAGTTGCTACGGTTGCTAAGGCACTTCTAAGCAAAGAAGCACTTAAAGATGTTGGCGTAAATCTAGATGTTAACGGAAACCGCGTTGGCGAAATTCTTGACAGAGACATTGAGTTTATTGACCAAATGTGGAAAGGCAACAAGCCTACCGATTTTGAACTTAGTATGGCTCGTGGCGAAGTATCAAAGCCAGAAAAAAGAGTTATTGAAAAGGCTCGTCTAAGAGCACCTAAGCACAAGTCCTACAACATTGTTGATGAAAAAGGCAACAGGATTGATAAAGACGAAGAGCCAGCAAAACCAGATGTAAAAAAGCCTAGCAAAAAGGCTAAGCCAGCCGAAAAGTTCCCAGTTCCAGACACAAGCCAGTGGGATGAAAAACGCCAAAGCAATGATGTTTGGTATGAAAAAGACGGTAAGCGTATTCCAGATGAAAGACTAACTGAAGCCGATAAAACTCCAGAAAATAAAAGAATTTATATTCGCGAAGGGGAAAAAGGCGAAAACGACAAAATTATTGATGGAAATGGAAACTTAATTGAGTTTAAGCCTAGTCTTAAACCAGAATCTAGTCCAATTCCAGAAAAACTTCCAGAGCATGACCCAGAAGAGGGTTTTTGGAACAAAGCCAGAGTAAGACGAGAAGAAGTCCGTAAAAATTTAAAGACTCCTCAAGAAATTTACGAAGAATTATATAACGGTGGTTTTGCTGAAGCAGATTTAGACAAAGCAATAGCAGCCTGTGATTATGCGCTTAGTCAGCAGAAGTACTTAGGTAGAGACGAAAACCCACTATATGCGTCAAATCCAGATGACCCAAGACTTAGACACATAGCAAACTTACTTGAGTCCCTACCAGAGTGGCAAGAATACAGAATTAAGCGTGCCATAAATCTTAGATTTATGAACGAGGAAAATATTGATGAACTAAAGGCTTGGGTAGATGGGAAAATAGAGCCCGGCTCTCCGTTATCACCAGAAGATATGGTTGAACTTCACCGTAAGTTTAGGAATCTTGCGGTTGACATAACCAACCTAAGAATTTCTGGAGAAGATGCTTTTAGCAACGACAACCTCGGTGCTGAGCGTATCAATATGCCACAACTTGATGAAAAAAACCTGCCTCTATTTTTACGAGACATGGCAAGAATTGGTGTTGGTCACCGATACACAAGAATGATGCCAGACCAATTACACCCTGTTCAAATGGAAATGGACATGGGCGATATTGCCAAGATTGCTGAGTCTTGGAAAGACATTGAGTTATTCAATAAATTTAACCCACACGAAAACCCAATTGTTATATCAAGAGATGGTTATGTTCTTGACGGACATCACCGCTGGGCTGCTGCTTGGCTAGCCCAAAAAAGAGGCGACAAACTTGCCCTTAAGGGTCTAAAAGTAGTTCAACTTGACATAGACCACGAACAAGCATTAACGATTGCTAACGAGTGGAACGACTACGCTGGAATTCGCAGGATAACCGTTGGTGGTAAGGATGTTAGAGAGCCTAGACCACAAGCCCCAGCAGTTCCGCAAGCCACTTCTAAAATTACATCACCGTCTGCTACTCCAGATTTGCCGCGTGTTAGCCCTCAGCCAGATTTAGTAGTAAATTATGCTCCTTCCGACGACAATTTGTCCACCCCAAGCGGAGAAAACTTTAAGAGTTTTCTTGACAGGGAACTGGCAAATGTCGGCGACAAAATTATTCCAGACTTTGGTGACCGACTCACAGAAGATACTCCCAACCCAGAGGATAGGAATAGCCCGTTCCCTGGCTCTCGCACAGTTGTAAATAATCTTTTGAAGTATAGAGACTCAATGATAAAAGCAATGAAAGAGAGTGCTTTAGACCAAGACCAAGAAAAATTTAGATATCAATTTGAAATTGCTAAAAGAGTCACAAAACTTTTAAATCAAATACACGAGAATTTTTCTAACAATAAGAATTATGCTGCCGATACTGAATTATCAATTAGTACTAGCAACCCAGAAGAAAAACTAAAAACAGTTAGAGTTCTTCCAAACACTGTTAGATATGGTACCGACAACAATGGTATTAGAAAAGTTCAGTACTTTGAAGCAATAATTATTGCTAAAAATGGAAAACCTTACATGGTTAAGTGGACACCAGACCACTCTCACGCCCACAGCATCGACAAAAACGGAATTGTAAACGACAGTAACGATGGTGGAGGTATTTCATTTAACGGTGGACAAATGTATGACGAAATTGTTGATGGAAAACCAGTACCTAGAATTGCCAGTGTTGGTGGGGCATTTACTAACGACGGACACCACGCTTTAGGTTTAGCAAGTGCTCACATAAACCTAATTAGGTGGGTACAAAGCATGTTTGGCGGAAGGCTCAAGCATAGTTCAAACTTAAGTGCTAGAGGAAACCCATACTCAAAGATGGTTTCTAGAGACATGCGTTGGCACGACAGAAGTCAAGCAGACAAGGCAGTTCATATGAGTTGCCCAAACGCTACTATTTTTAAAGTCCTCAAAGATATGGGATTAATTAGCGGTGAGTATATTCCAGCAACCCCTGGAGCAAAACAAGATGATGACACTCCGGGCGGTTACGGGGCTCACAGCGGTGGGCGCGGTTGGCTAAGAAGGCTCACATTTACCAACAACTCTGGTTACTCAAGTAATGTATCTGTCTTAACAAGTTATAGCATTAACGATGAGGTCAGGGCTTATGACGGAGAGTTCTTAAGAAAAACTCCAGAAGAACAACAAGCGATACTTGACGCTATGCCTCCAATTTTTAGAGATTTCTTTGCTGGAGATAGGTCTAGAGATAGCATAGGCCGAACCGCTGATTTTGATGTTCAATATAAAATATTGGAAACTGCTTATGCTGACGGAATGAAGCAACAGGAAGCAGTAGATTTCCTAGACAGTTTAATTACTGGGCTACCAGAATTAGATAGAGCATTTGGCAGAAATGCTGACCACAGAGAGTTGCTTAGACGCTTAAAGCAACTAAGAGATGGAATTAGTATTGGATTTTGGAACCAAAGCGACAACAATTACAATAGGCCAAAATCTTTTGACCCAAACAGTATTAGAGCAATTGAATCTCCATTTGCTGGCTACTTTAAATTTAATGATTGGGTTTTGCCAAGAGATGTAAATAGAGTTCTAAACGATTTACCATTTAGTGCTAGACCACACAGAGGAGGCTGGTCAAAACCAGATGGTTGGACAGAAGAGCCACAAGCACTAAAAGACCTTTACGGTCCAGAAATTTTGCTTGCTTCCTTGCGCGACGCTCTTTTGAACAAAAAAGGTAAATCTGCCAAACTTCCAGACATTAATGGGGAAGAAAATACCGTTGACCCAACAGCAGTCTATAAAGCACTAGAGAATAACGGATATGACACAGAACTAATTCTTGCTGGCATTTACGATGAACTAAACGGCAATTCGGTAAATACTGAAAAGTTGTTAGCAAAAAGACAAGAACTTGGAAATCTGCAAGGCATCATAGAAGAAATAACTAATGAAATAGCAGATGTAAAGGCTCCAATAGAATTTTCTAGAATTGGCGGAGAGTATGACTCAGAAAGTAAAGTTCTTCAGTCTGACCTAGTTAGGCGTGGAGAAACTGGAGAAATTCCTACAGCACTCCAATTAAGACCACTTTCTTTGGATAACGAAGCATATGATTATCTAGGTCCAACTGGTGCAAGAACTCAAGTAATTCTTTCTCAACATCACACTCCAGAAATATCAATGTCTCGTTATTACATTGATGGAGTATCAGACAACCCAAAGGTTATTGCTAGAAACTTTAACCCAACTGGCCTAAGAAATGCTCTTATTGACTCAGTTACAAAGAATAATTACGCTGTAAAACTTAGGTACCCTAACGGACAGACCATAGATGTTCCAAACAATGCTATTCGAGATGCTTTACAGTACCAAGGGTATGACATAAATACCGTTTTAAGAGAAGAACCTAGTCTAAAACCTAAATTAAAAAGAATTAGTAGCGTTTCTGACAGGGAGAACGCAGACGGTAATGGCACCAGAATTAGCGAGTGGGCCATCTATAATTCAAGTGGCGAAGAAATTAGACTAAACGGTCCTGGCATTAGACAAAAGAGGAACGACACCACAGGGGAACACGAGTGGGATGTAGTTGATTTATCTAGTCCGCAAGATAACAGAACAATAGTTGCCAAATTAGCAAAAGTCAAGAAAAATGACGAAGGCAACTACGAAGTTTGGGTGGCAAATAGAGCCGACAACAAAACAGATGAATTTTCTGGAGAACCTAGCGGTGTTTATGAAACCTTACAAGAGGCTTTGTATGATGTTAAGAACCACATCTCAGACGATGCAAATATAGATGCATCTACCAACCTGCTAGGCCAAGGAAGAGCGCCTACAGTTAGTAACGGTTTTGCTATTGTTGGTGGAGCAAATGATGAGGCAGAAGTTACCGTTGGTGATTTAACATTACAAAGACCAGACGGTGCTGAAAGTTTTGTTGTTTTCTCTAACGGTGCTGGAACTGGCAGATTTAGAAGAATTTCTACTGCTCGTATTGAAAACAACACAATTGGCACGGTTTATACCGCAGAAACTTATTCCGTAGGAGAAGATGGCGGGAAAATTGAAGCCTTTGATTTGGTCAGAAAATCTTTCATAGGCTCTGACCCAGTTAGAAAACAAAGAATTTATGAGATTGCAAAAACTAATCGTGGATTTGAACTTACAACTCACAAATATCATCCAGATGAGGGTGGCGTAACTAGGACCGAAACACTTGTATTTGATAATTACGAAGATGCTAAAGACTATGCCAATAAAAAATTATTGGCTGGTCATATAGGATTACCTGGAGAGAAAGTATTTCCTAATCTTTCTGTCAGACAAGAAAGAGTTCCTGCTAGTGCGGATTTGTCAAATCAAAACATATTCCAAGACAACTCTTCTATTCAAATAAATACTCCAGTAAAAATGACTGACGGAGTTAAAGGTCTTTTAAAAATCAATGTTAAGAAAGGTGCTCACCCTACTTGGAGAAACGGCGAGGACAATCAACAGTATGTGTTTGCTGAATTTAGTTTTGGCAATGAGCCAGACGAACCTCTTATCACTGGTAAAATTACTAGAACTGGAGTAAGACAGTGGGTAACTGTTTCCTCAACAAATTCACCAAGTTTTAAAGAACACGCAATAAGTTCAATATTAAGAAATGGTACTTTCTTTGCTAACAGTAAAGAAGAGGCTTTTGAAAGCCTAAAATACAGACTTGAAGAATCATTTGGCATAACTAATCAGCAAAGAGCCGACGGTCAGTCTGTACTACCTAGAATCAGACTTGTAAATAGGGCTGTTAAACTTGAGCCACCACCGCCACCGCCAGCCCCAGAAGATAAAAGCCTTTTTGCAGATGGCGTTTTTGACGACTTCCTAAGAGTTAGAAATACCCCGCTTGATATTACTGGTGCAGAAGATAAAGGCGGTATGGGTCTAGGACAATCTGGTTCTAGAAAATATGAATTACCAGATGGTAGAAAGTTTAAAGTAAAAGATGAGGGCGCTAGAAAAGCAGCGTCTGAATCACTGAACCATGCTCTACATTTAGCACTTGGAATTCCAGCAACTGAAGCAAGAACTGGAAAAGCGCCTGGCACCACACATGCAGTAAATGTTATTGACCCGTTTGAGCCAGATATAGTTTCTGGTCGCAGAAATGGGCACATGCCTGGTCAAGACTTGTTTAAGGATAGCGAATTTGATAAGCCAGAAAATCAGCAAGCAATTGCAGATATACAAGAAGGTTTAATTATTGACTACTGGCTTGGCAATCAAGATTTTGTGCTAAACACTGGAAACTCTTTTGTTGCGGTTAGAGATGGAGTTAGAAGAGGTGTTCGTTGTGATGTTGGTGGCGGAATGTTCACCGCTATTCGTCAACAATTAATAAATAATTTTGCAGACGGAAATGATGCCGTAGAGGAATTTATTCACTACTGCGGCGATTTTATGAACTCTGGAAGAGTAAACAAATCTTCTGAAAGTGGCCACATGAGGCGCGGTCTTACTAAAGAAAAAATGCTTGACATTGCTAGAAGAACCTTGCTTCGTTACACTGACGACAAGATAGACAGAATTGTTGATGCCCACATAACTGACCCAAACGATAATGCTTTGGCAAAACAAGGTTTAAAGGCAAGGCGTTTAGCAATGCTAAATTACTTGGGAATAGACCATAACGAAACACCGCCTACTAGACAAGCACCAGCGGTTCAGGCTCCAAGAGTCCAACCCCCTACTGCAAATGTTCCTGGTGGGACACCAAATGAATTGCCAAATGGGGCAAATGGAGCAGTTCCTGTTGTCGGCATAAATCCTGCTGGAAAACCAATTGTCGGCCTACCGGGTGAACTACAATCAAATGGTCTTTGGGTTATGCCACTTGAAGCAATTACACCTGATATTGCAAATGCAATCGCAAGGGGAGAGGTAGTTCCAGAAAACTTACCACTTCACGCAGTAGATTCAACCAATCCAGAAAATTCAATAGTTATTGACGGCTCTGGCGTGCTTAGACCAGCATCTGCTCTAAACCACGGATACACAACAGTAATTGCTAGAAGAAAAGATGCTAACGGAAACTATCAATATCTACTTGTAAAGCCAGATGGCGACAACACTCCTTTTGGTCGTGCAAATCGAGACAGGTTTGGCGGAGCATATAAAGAACATGAAAGGTTTGATGTACGCCCATCCGCTCAAGAAATACTTAATGAGCGTTTTGGTGTAGAAGCGGAAAATAAAGTTGTTGCTACACAAGAAATTCTTAGGTCTGTTCCTGGACTTGATGGAGTACACAGAGTAATAATTGCTGATATTGCTGATTTTGATATGTCAATATCACAACCTCACCCTACTCAGGGATACGCTTTATCTAGAAGATGGGCAATTTGGAGCCAAAATCCTTACGGTGACCAAGGAGATGACAACTTTATTCCACTTGACGCTACAGAAAGAGAGCGTCTTGTTTCAAAGGCTCGCCGTTGGGAAAACACCAATCCAGCACCTGCTGGAAACCAACCACCTTCAGGCGGGGACTCAAACGGTGGAGACGATGGAAGCGGTCCATCTAACCCAAGTAACGGTGGCGGCGGAACAACTCCACCTATGTCTGGCTCAGACGATGACTGGCAACCATTCTCCAGATTCACTGCTATTTCCGCTCTTCCTGGAATGCCAGAAATGGAATTCGAATTTAATATTTATCGTCGCAGAGATGGAGCAGTTAAGGTAGTCAGCGAATTTGACAACCTACTAGGACATGTAAAACCGTTGGAGCACGGCTATTGGGTAGCAACATTGATGCCAGACAAAATTGGCACCAACAACAATGTTGGTGCTGAAAAAGCATTCTTTAGAAATAAATCTGATGCTGAAAACTGGCTAAGTCGAAGAATTTATAACCAAGTTGGCGTTAGAGAAGACGCTAGAAGACGCTTCACCGACCACCCAACAGATACTACATTCTTCCCAGATGTTCAACCTCCATTTGTTGTTGAAAGAGGATATCTAAATCCAACTACAGATGCTCAATCTCGTTTGGCTAAGAGACTGGTCAAAAACAAGCAAGCAACTGCTGAAGAAAGAGCAATGTACAAGGCTATTCTTTCTCAGAGAAACCCTACTGTCGGTGATGTTGGTTGGATAATTGGTCAACTTAAAGATAGAGAAGATAGAGATATTGCAGAAATACAAGCATCTGACCAAGCAGAATTAGATGCTTTCAATGCTGGCAACCCTATCCAAGAATCTTCACTTGAGAACGCTGGAGACGGTGCTAACAGAAGACACGCGGTTCGTGCTGGAGACCTTGAAGTTGGACATAGAATTCTTGGAAACATCAATGCCGATGTTGTCTTTACAGTTCCTGGCGAAAACGATACCGTAAATATTGGTGTGGTTGGAGACGATGGTCAACTTAAGATTTACAAAGTTGGCAGAAACAGAGTGTTGGACTGCATTTATGGAAGACAGGCTCAACAAGCACCTGCTCAGCAACCAGCAGCACAAGGTCTTGCTGTAAGGCGGAGAAGAAACGAACTTATTCAAGACGAAATAAGGCGCGCTTACCCCAACGCTTATACTTTGCCTAACGGCGATATAATTATCGGTAAAAGAGACCACCGTATGGCAGATGGAAGAGTATTCCGCTATGAAGCAGTGGTCCATAAACTAAAGTCTGACGAATTTGTTGGCTATGTAAGAAGACAAGAATTAGGTGCAGACAGAGCGCCAACTGGACCAAGTGAGGCTGCCTACTTAACCACCCCAGCACACTCAGCAACAGCACTTAAGAACAGGCTTAGAAAACGAGTTGTACCTGCTCTAACAGCAGCAAATCCAGCAAACGGATTCAATCAAGTTGGAGATGTTCAACCAGAAGTAACTGACCCATCAACTGGTCTATTGCTACCAGAAACTCTTGTAAATCTACAAAAGAGATTTATTGGTACTACTGGAATTGAAAAAACTGGACACCCAGCAAAAGACGCTCTTATCGAGTATGTTCAAACCCTTGTTGCTAGAGGAATTTCTGCTCCAGAAATTATCAACCAAGTAACTGGACCAAACCAGCGTCTATTCAGTAGAGCGCAAATGGATGACATTATTGACCGTCTTGAGGCTAACCGTCTATATCCAGGCGTGAATGTTATTCCTTATGTTTCTAAAGACAACAAAACTATTGTTCGTGTTGGCGACAGGGTTGTTCATTACAATGCCGATGGAACTCCAAAACTTATGGCTAACGGTCAACCAAGAACTGGTACCGTAGTTAGGCGTGTTCCATACACTCTAAATGTTAAACCAAGTGGGCAGTATGAGTACACTGACCAAACATTTGTTCAATGGGATGATACCAGCAGACCACATCAGGCTGCCCCACGCCGTCTAGAAGTTACTAGAAGAGCCGACGGAACTGACCCAATTCCAGCGGTTCAAGACAGCGGTTCTACTCCACCGTCTCCGTCAATTGACGCTCTTCCAGTGCAACCTAAGAGAGTTGTTCCTAGGCCAGTTGCCCCAAGCCGCCGTATTCCTCCAATTCGTGAACCAGAACAAATCACCGAAAGCCTTATCGTTCAAAAAATGGGGCAGTTCACTGGCCAACTGCCTGATAACTACACTCTAGACCGCAGTGATGCAATTGATAGTGCAAATCTTGGTGGTCGTTCACCTATAGTTCTTACTGAATTAACTAGTGACGGAGAATTTATAGTAGGTCGCGTATATCAAGACGGTTCTTCAATCGTACAAGAAATACGAGAAAACGGTCAAGCAGTGTCTAGAAGAGTTGCTAGAGACCTAGACGATGCTTTAGAAGGACTTGTACTTCACGCTATAACCCAGCCATTTAGAAGAGATGACAACGAATCTTCAGATTCTAGTGGTGGCTCTTCACCCGACGATGCTGGCGGCGGTGTCCCAACTCCACCTAACAATCCACCTGCTGGTGACGGTGAAGAAGCAGAGTCTTCTGCCCCTGGGCTAGACCTATCTCGTGGTAGAAACGGTCAATCACCGCAAGGAGTTCTTCGTTTTATCAACGGAACTATTCCTAAAGTCAACACATTTTGGGATGACGATTATCCACCTACTCGGTATCAAGTTGTTAGGGATGAAAACCGCACTAGATTCCTTGGAATTGGTGGCGACAACCCCGGTGCTGAAGCGTTTATAAAAGTTGAAAGAACTCCAGAAGGAAACTGGAAAGTAGTTGACCCTAGAAGGCGTAGGGATAACAACGGAAACTATATAGACCCAGACCCATACCCTGCTCAGTATGGTGACCGTAATCTAGCCGAAGCAATTGCTATCAACGACATGACTGGCAACAATGAAAATAACAGAGAACTTCTTGAAGCACCAGAAACTCCTGCTCAAAATGCTCCTGCGGTTCCGTCTAACCAAGTTCCGTCTGACCAAGAACTTATGGATACTGACCCCGCTATAAGAAACTTTGTAAATAGAGGTAGAGTCAATAACTCTAGAAGACTGCTCACCAATGGTACAGAAGTTACAGCCTATGATGCTGATAATGAGATAGCCTCTATTCAAGCACCTGGGCCAGACGGACAATATATAGTCACCGACTTTAGAAACGGCAATGTATCTGGTTTCTCTAATAGGTTTGAGGCAATAGTTCAGTTTGGAAACATACTGCAAAGTTATGATGACCAGCAAGGGTTTAACCAAGTAAATCTTGATTCTACGCCACAACGAGTCCCTGAAATAGACTTACCTTGGAATGACAAGAGAAACGAAGTTCAGCCTCTAGAAATTAGTGCAATTCGTAGTTTTGAAGTTATTATGGACCCTAACGGTGATGGCAACCTCGCCCCAGTAAAAGTACAAATAAATAGAAATCCTGATAGTACTACATTCTTTGTTGGAGACCCAATCTCACAAGACTCAGATTTGAATGTTATAAAATACACTGCTGGCTGGGGAGTAGACGGAATAACATCAAATTCTGGTGAAGTAAAAATCTTTGCTAGCAGAGACGAAGCCGAAGCAGCAGCATTAAATGCATTCCGTGACTTCTATAGTGATATTAGGGAACGATATGTGGCACAGGGAGGTAATAGAAATAACGCTCCAGCAGTTCCAGCAGTTCCAGCAACTCCTACTGGACCATCAAACGGTGGAAACGGTGACACCCCACCTACCAACAACCCACCAGTTCCACCTGCTCAGACACCAGTTCCACCTGCTCAGGAGCCAGCAGACGCAGTGGAGCCAGAAATTCCGCAAGGTAGACCTAGAGTAAATACAGTAAAACCTGGCGATAGGTATATCAAAACTCGTTCAAGAAGAGACCCTAATGGCGGTCCTCAAACTTTGTTTGATATTTATGACAGAAAAACTAGAAAAATTATTGCTAATGCCAGAACTTGGCAAGAAGCAAATGACATTGTAAATGGTATTCGTGACCTAAAAGGAAAGTTGATAGATTACCAAACCCCTATTCAACCTAGAGACAGACTTGCGCCAAGCGCTACTAAACCTCAAGGCTATAAGAGAGTTGCTAACGGCAATGGTTATTATCTAGAAAATCCTAATGACCCAGATGGACCAGTTGTAAGAGTTGATTGGAATGAAGATTCAGAAGACTGGGTTGGCGCACTTTATGCAAATAAAGCAGATGCTACTGCTACAATAAATCCAATGGAAGAGTTCTTTGACTCATCTCAAGACAGTATTTACAACAAGGCAAATCTATCTATTCAAAAAGAACTAGATAGAAGAAACCCCCCAGCACCGCAACCGCAAGCACAAACGCAACCGCAAGCAAATACTGGAACTAAAACAAACCTTGGAAATGACATATTCTCAGTTCATAATGAAAACGAAGAATATGGAATTGCTATCAAGGGTGCTGATGGCAAGTGGGCTGTTAGAGTTCACGAAAACGGTATAGATGCTATGAATAACACTAACCCAATTTCCACTGGCTCTTATGACACTCCAGAAGAAGCGGAAGCCGCTATTCGCCAAGCAATCGCTGAGCGTAAAGCACAGAGAAACGCCTCCAACATTCTTCAGTGGCAGTCCGCTTCAGACGGAAAGGCTTACTTAGGTCTTGAAGGAGTTCCAGGTAGAGACGCTGACAATTCTCCAATTATTGGTATTAGCCCATCACCTTTTGGAAATAGTTGGATTAGTGCTGGTTGGAATAGAAAAGCAGATAGAGATGCTGGGCTACCGCCAGCCGTAGTTAATCAACACGAAAACGAAGAAGCCGCAAAAGATTACGGACAAGAAATGATGCGGAGACTTGGTGAATTATTAGGTGTAAGACAAGTTGACCCAACAATTCAAGAAAATCCAAGTGCTGGTGGAGAGCAACTGCCGCCTGGAGTAACTTTACAGGACCAAGTTGATGCTGGATTAACTACCCCGTTAAATCCAGACGCTCCGCTACCCGGAACAAACACGCCTAACCAATAATGAGATAAACTTTATTGTAGAAGTATCTTTGGAGATATAAATATGCCACAAAACCCTGAGTTCACTCTCAACTCAGACACACTTGGAGTTGTCTATAAAGACACTGGTGTGCTTGAGGCGTATGACTCTGTTGAAGCCGAAACCCCTAGCGAAACTCACGCTATTATTGGGGCTTATTATGAGCCATCTGGTCAATACAAAGGTTTGTATTTTGTTCTACCAGAGGGCGAAATAAAGTATTTTGACATAGATGTAGTAAAACTAGGCAGTCAAAACGACGGTGCTTACATAACTTTTGAGGGTGATGGAAAGTTTTGGCTAATTAGAGGTTTAGAGCAAGAAGACGGTCTCTGGCTTTCTAAATACAAGATGGAACTTCCTACCGAAGTTTTACAGCAACTTATAGTTGGTAGGTCAAAGCCAGCACTTACCAAATATCTTGGCGTAAATATTCCAGACACTTTACCTGAATTTGAAACTTTGCTTGTTTATTTTTCTGAGGCATCTAAAAACATTTTTGCTTTGAACTATATGTCTTCTATAGGTAATTACACTCGCCTTGACTACGATTGGGAGAGTAGTGAAGTATCTTATGACTACTATGAAGACCTAGCAGTTGCTGAAATAGACCCAGAAAAAGCCAATGAATTGTTGAAAAAATTTGACGATGCAGATGGTCTATTTCCAGTTCGAGAAATTCTAAAAACTTATGAAGTTGGTGGTAAGTAATGTTATCTAAATGTTTAGGTATAGATAAAAACAGTATTGCCTACTATGGAAACTCTGAAAGATATGTTGCTATCAACACCGTTTTTAATGCCGTAGTTGAGCACGGAACTGTTACAAAAGAAGTTCAGCAAAAAATAGACTCTCTAAACCCGCCAGTTGCTTTGCCAATTGAAACGATAGAACTTGCTATATCTGCCTTATCCGCTACAAAAGAAGATACCGAAACTTTGTTAGCGTCTGCTCGTTTATACACCATACCAGCAGGTGTAAAAGCAGAGGCTAAAAAAGCACTTGAGTGGCGTAAAGAAGAAAAGCGTGGCGGAACTCCTGTAGGTCTAAACACTGCTCGCACTCTTGCCCGTGGTGGACAGATTGGCATTGAAAAAGTTCGTCATATCGCCAAGTATTTCCCTCGCCACGAAGTAGATAAAAAAGGTAAAGGCTGGGAGCCCGGAGAAGATAACTTTCCTAGCAACGGAAGAATAGCCTGGGCGCTTTGGGGCGGAGACGCTGCTTGGCGTTGGGCCCGTGCAATTGTTGAGCGTGAAAACAAAAAGGCTCTAAAAGCAGACGCTGGTTATTCAGAAATTATTTCGGCTGATTTATCTCCAATTGAAGACGCTTTTAGGATGGATGACAGTATTGCTCCAGACTTTTTGGCTCGTGTTCGTCTTGACGGCTCTGGCATTGACCGCATTTACAAAATTGATTTAGACGGAAAAGTTTATGCGTGGGATGACGGAACTTGGGATGATTTAGGCCACGCAGAAAATGGCGACATTTGGACTTATGACAAGGCTTTAGATGACCCCTACGACACCGTGGAAAAAACACATGTTCAGATTGACCCTGAGTCAGCAATTATTATTTGTGCTCGTTTAAATACTGACCCGTTCAGAAATATTTCTATTGATGAAATAGATGAAGAAGAGGCTAGCCTAGCGGCGGAGGCTGCTTCCGAAGAGGACTGGGACTTTATTGACAAAGTTATTACCGCTGCTGGAGAGGGAGGTGGTGTCGTTGATAAAGACGGAAACTACACTCCACAAGAGCGTTCTCAAAATGCTTCTAAGCAACTAAGAGACGGTGGCGGAAGATTTGCTACTCAAGGTAAAAATGTTTCAGTAAAAGGTCAGGGTAATGGAATTATTACCAATGTTGACCAAGGTTCTGGAAATGTTACCGTAAAGATGGAAAACGGTCAGTCCGTAGTAGTCCCAGCAAAAGACACTAAGCAGGTAGAAGAAGAAGACATTGCTTCTCCAGTCGGTCCTTATAGTGGCTCAGAAATACAAAAACCGCTAGATGTTTCTGGAATTTTAGGCGAGCCTAGAACTCCACAAAATATGCCAAAAGCAAGACTAAAAGACACTTATCCACCTTTAGGTAGAGATGACCTACACAAACTTCTTGGTGATTTCCCTGCTTGGGTTAGAGAGCAAAGAGCACAGTTCAAAGGAACTCCTCAACACCCAGATTCAAATTTTGCTTTAGATGATGAATTTGACAATGCTTCAGAAGATTTAGAATCTGAAGAAAAATCAGAAACAAAAATGGGTAGGCCAAGAAAGCCAAAAGTAAACCCAAAGGTACATCACCCGCTTCTTCGTCAGTGGGAAAAAAGCATAAGCCCAGAGACTCCAAATCCGTCTGATAGCAACCCAGAGGATGCTTGGGCAAAGCCAGTAACGGCTGCTGGAAAAGCAAAAGGCTCTGATGTCCAGCCAGTTTATTTGGCTATTGTTTCTCCAGACGACCCTCGTGCTGTTATGGATTGCGTTGCTGTAGTTCCAGCAAGTGAAACTTCTAATCAACCTATGACTTATGTTCGTAGAAACAAAAAATGGGAGAGAGACCCTAAGTTTTTAGAAGACTTAAAATCGGCAACTCCACCACCAGTTGTTCCGCTAAAGCCAGAAGTTTTGAACGATGTCCTAATTCAAATTGATGGGCTAACCGCTAGCATTGCTTATAGTAGAGACCTTGAACTAATGGTTCTTTTTGGTCCTAGAGTTGAAATTATTGAAGAGTTTAGCGAACTAGAAAGTTTGTTTGCTGCTGGCGGTTTGGATAGAAACCGAGGCAACGCTGAAAAACTCCGTCATTATTGGACCCGTGGCAAGGGTGCTGCGAAAATTCGTTGGGGTCAGCCTGGCGACTGGACTCGTTGTGTTCGCCACTTATCTAAGTATCTTGGAGTTCGTGCTAAGGGCTATTGCCAACTTAGACACAAAGAAGCAACTGGTATGTACACTGCTACTCACGCTAAGCGTGATAGAGAAAATAGCGTTCAAGAATTTTTACTTGAAGAAGTAATTACTAAAAATTATGGTGAGCCAACCCATGTAACTGACAGGGATATGCTTACTCCAATTGGTGAAATTGTTAGGGACACAAAAGATAATCTTTATGATTCTGAGTGGAACCCGCCACTAGAAATAGTTGAAGCACTTAGCGAACTGTCTAGATGTAGCGACCAAGAGTATGATGCTTTAGTTGCCGCTGGTGGTTTAGATAGAAACAGGCGTAAAGCAGAAAAATTGCGTCGTTATTGGACTATTGGTCGTGGTGGCCGTCGCAAGATTAAATGGAACACTGGTGGAGACTGGACCCGTTGTGTCAAGCACCTTGCTAAATATTTAGGTCCTCGTGCTAAGGGATATTGCGCTCTACGCCACAAGGAAATGACTGGTATGTGGACTGGAGATAAAGAACATATCCAGCGTTACGGCGGAAAACGAAGTAGAGGTAGAAATTTCTTTAGCAACGATGTAATCAATTCTTCTGAAGAAATACTAAAAATTACTTATTTGACAGCAGAAAAAAATGATTTGTCAAACAAAATGGCTTTGGTTGCTTCTTCTATTCCTGGATTAGTAAAATCAATGCCACTTAGGGAAAATAGCGATGGTGCTAACTTCTCTATACCTTTAGTAATTCCAGAGCAAACCGAATCTGGTGATGGTAGAAAGTTCAAAGAAAACGCTATAACTTGGCGTGAACTTCCACTTCCATTGTTATGGCAACCACAAACTGGAGACGGACATTCTGGCTCAGTTGTAGTTGGGCGTATTGACCACATTGAAAGAATAGATGGCGGAATTGGTCGTTGCTATGGAGTATTTGACAATGGGCCACACGCTACTGAAGTAGTAAGACTTATAAAGAACGGTTTTATTCGCGGAATTTCTGCGGATATGGACCAATTTGAAGCCACCGAAGAGAAGCCTGAAGAAAAGGCTGGCTTGACGGAAGAAAAACCTAGCCTAGATAAAAAAGAAGTAGGCAAGGACAAACTCACAATTAGTAAAGCCAGAATTATGGCAATTACCATTGTGCCAAAACCAGCATTCCAAGAATGCAAAATCTTCTTGACCGAAGAAGATAATCAAAATATAAATCCACAGGAGGAAACCGTGATTAACGACGGAATCTATGTGGATGACGCGGATGAATTCGACGCTACTAGCCTTATCGCTTGCGGTATGGTAGCGGGAGCAATTCCCGTCAATCCACCTAGCGATTGGTTTAAAAAGCCAACTCTAAATGGTCCTACCCCCCTTACCGTAACTGATGAGGGTCAGGTGTATGGACACATTGCTTCTTGGGAAACTGACCACATTGGTCTTTCCAGAGGCACAAAACCACCACGCAGTAGAAGCAACTACGCATATTTCCACACTGGAGTATGTAAAACTGCTGAGGGTAGCGATATTCCAGTCGGTCAACTGACATTGGCTGGCGGACACGCTTCTCTAGAAGCAAGTGCTGCTGACGCTGTAAAGCACTACGACGACACCGCATCAGCAGTAGCAGATGTCCACGCAGGTGAAGACCAGTATGGAATTTTTGTCGCAGGTGCTTTGAGACCGGGAACTACACCAGAGCAAATTAGAGCACTTCGTGCATCGGCTCCATCAGGTGACTGGCGACCAATCCGCGGGTCGCTTGAACTTGTAGCCGTCTGTCAGGTAAATGTTCCAGGCTTCCCAGTTGCTCGTGCTCGTGTTGCTTCAGGTGCTGTTATGGCTCTGGTTGCTGCTGGTGCCGCTACTCTTGCCAAGATGAAAGCAGACCCGCTAACCGAACTTACAGAGCGTCTAAAGAAACTAGAAGCATACTCTGTTTCGGACAAACTTGAGCAAGTTGATGCTATCAAGGCTAAGTTTGCTCAGTATAAAAACATTGAGCAGGTTGCCCCGTCAGCAGAAGAACTTGCTTCGAGGGCTAGAGAGTTGTCAGCAAAGTTCCAATCTCTAACCGCTAGTGCTGAAGAAGAAGATGTATTTGCTTACATTCCTATGATTGAGCGTCAAAAACTTGCTAAGGCTGGAAAGGCTATGCCAAGTGGCTCTTTCCCTATTCGCAATGCCGAAGACTTACAAAATGCTATAAAGGCTTTTGGCCGTGCTAAGGAATCAGAGCGAGCAGATGTAAAGCGTCACATTATCAAGCGTGCTCGTGCCTTGGGCAAATATGACCTTGTTCCAGACGATTGGAAAAAGTTTTCTACTCGCTCAATCACAGCAAGTGCTGAAGAACTAAAAGCAAGGCTAGCCAGTGCGGAGGAACGCCTGGGAAAAGCATTAGCGACTGAGTTTGCTGAAGTACCTGTAGCACCTGAAATTCCATCTGGAATTTCAGAGGCCCCACAGCAGGTTGCTTACGACCCAGCAAGCCCAGTCGCACCTACCCAGCCAGAGGCTCCAGCCCCAGCCCCAGCCCCTACTAGCGTAGAAAGCGGACTAAAAAATCCAGAAACTGGAAGATATACTCCGCAAACTCAGCCTAGAGACCAGAACGGAAAGTTTAGAAAAGTATTGGCTCGTCTGAGCCAAGACCTTGGAACTTCTGGTCTTCAGGCTGCGCTAGATGAGGCAAAGAGAGTAGAAAAATTACACTCTTTAGGTAGTTATGTAGAAGCAGCAAACGCTAGCGTCAATCTTCAAGACATCATTGGAAGACTAGATTCTGGTGCTTTGAACAACAGGGCACTAGAAAATGTGCGTGCTTCTGCTAAAGAACTCGGCACGGTTATCGCAAACCTACCATTAGGTTTCAATAACCAAGCCGAAAAAGTCAGATATTCTGACTTGCCACCAGCCTTGCGTGACCTTATGGACAATATGGTTGCCAAAGTTGAGGCAAAAATTGGTAAGGAAGATGCCGATATCGCAACTGAAAAACTTAGACAATTCAAGAGCGGTTCCGATGTTTTCAATCAAAGCAACATTTCTTCTGAAATGTCCAAATTGCTTAGGTTGCTTACCTAAAACTAAATAATAGACACAAAAAATCTATTGTAAAATAAAACTTAGGTGGAGTGCCTTCACGCCATATCTGTGTGTGTAGTCCCTTTGCTTATACCAAGCAAGTGAGTGAAATACGCTCACTACAACTGTCCTTAAGGAGGAACAGTGGACCAAATTAAGTCGCAGGTAGATAACCTGTCTGAACTTAGTGACGAACAAGTCACCGAGTTGCAACAGGCAATCGTAAGCGAATTTGAGAAGGTCGAGTCTCAGGACATTTCTCCAGAAACAGTTGACGCTATGTCATCCCTCGCCGATATGTTGGACACTGTACGCGGTGATATCCAGCGTCGGGAATTGCAAGCAGAAGAACTCGCCTCACGAGCATCTGAAGCAGCAATGCGCGTAAAGGGTGAGGGTGAAGGCGATGTGGCTCCAGGTGAAGGTACCGATGTTGTTCCTATGGAAGAAGTAGTTCCAACCGACGAGCCAGTTGCCCCTGTCGACGAAGAGCAGCCAGATGCTATGGGTGATATGCCTGTAACTGACGAGGCTCCAGTCGAAGAGGTCCCAGTTGATGATGAAGAGGAAAAGAAAAAAGTTTCTCCTGAATACTCAACCGAAGACGCAGCGTCTACTACTACTGAAGAGACCCTAGAGTTCTCTACCGAGGCTACACCAGATGTAGTCGAACCATCAACTGAGGGTGGCGAAGAAGTTGCCCCCGAAGAAACCCCAACAATCGAAACTCCAACAGTGGAAGAAGTTCCACAGGAAGAACAGGTTCCCGTGACCGCAGCAGCAGAAGAGGGCTTCCAGGCTCCCGCTGACCGTCAGCCAGTAATTCAGGTTAAGGAGCCAGCACAGGTGGCAATCACCGCAGGTGCTGACATCCCTGGTTACACTGCAGGTAGCGCAATTGCAGACATGACCGAAGTTGCTCAGGCAATGGAGAAGCGTCTACACGCGCTTCGTCGTGTCAATGGTGGAGATGGAGAGCAGCACATCGTTGCATCTTTCTCTACTTCATACCCAGAGGACAGAGTCCTCACCACCGACCCAGAGTCAAACCGTTCCAAGATTGACGCAGTTGTAGGCCAGCAAGCACTTACCGCTTCTGGTGGACACGCTGCTCCATTCGAGGTCAAGTATGACATCTTTGGTCTCGGCTCGACCACTGACCGCCCAGTCCGTGACCTTCTACCGAAGTTCCAGGCTGACCGTGGTGGTGTTCGTTTCGTAACTCCTCCAACCCTAATCAGCCTAACCAACGCTAACGCTAACGCTGCTTCGGTCTATGACTACGCTAACGCTGTAGGTCTATGGAACGAAACCACTGCTAGCCCAAGCGTTGCTTCTTGGACTAACAACATTGGTGACAACACCACTACAGTTAAGGGAACCCTTACTGTATCGGCTGCGGCAGAAAACACTGCTTACACCGACGCTGTTACTCTACAGTTGCAGTTCGGTAACCTGATGACCCGTGCTTACCCAGAGTTGATTTCTCGTCACAACGAGTTGGCTCTTGTTCAGCATGCTCGTGAAGCAGAACTTGTTCTACTTGACAAGATTAGTAGCGCATCTAAGGCAGTTAACGCTCACGCCGCAACTACCGAAGCAGCAAACCTAATTGGTGTTGCTCGTGACTTCTTGATTCAGGTTCGTAAGGCTGCTGTTGCTTACCGCTCACGCCACCGTCTAAACCCAGAGACTCGTCTAAAGGCGATTATCCCTGCTTGGATTTACGACGCTATGGCTGCTGACTTGGCTCTTTCGATGCCAGGCGACGGCACTCTAGGCGTAGGTGCAAACGAAATCAAGGGCTACCTAGCAGGAAGCAATGTCGACCTAGTCGCATCGCTAGACCTGAACTCATTTGGTGCTCAGCCAGGCGCTTCTGCCAAGTTGCTTGAGTTCCCAGACCAGTTCGTATGGTACCTATTCGCTGAGGGAACATTCTTGTTCCTAGACGGTGGAACTCTTGACCTTGGTATTATCCGTGACTCTTCACTGGTAAACACCAACGACTACAAGATGTTCATTGAAACCTTCGAGGGCGTTGCCTTTGTTGGTGTGGAGTCTTTGAAGATTACCACAAGCATCAGCGTCAATGGTGTGGCTGCCGCTCTACGCGACACCACTGGTGGTGCTACCGCCGCTGCTATCGAAGAGTAAAAACTTCTTTAGTAAAAGCAAAACCGTTGTGTGCGGAGTGGCTCTTTCGGGAGCCACTCCAAACACCACAAAACATAAACTTTATAAAGTTAAGGATTCAAAGTGGCTTTTCCAAAGAATGGCGTTGTAGAGGCAGGAAAAATTGTGCCCTCCGCTTTTGGCCTACTTGCTGTAGTCAAGCCAGAAAACTCGGCAGACGAAGACCGTTGGATTCGGGGATTTTCTCAAGAATATGAGACTACCGTAAACAACTTAAAAAACTTTGACGACACTGACACGAGCAGTTACGCACTTGTAAGCAACGCAACCGTAAATTATTACGACGAAATAAAACCTTTCTTTATAGAAATTGATGAAGTCCGTTCAACTCTAGGATTTCTAGGAATTGACAGAATTGAAAGACTAAAGCGCCAATTAGATGGTGTAAGCCAAAAGGCTTTAGAGCGTGAATTGTGGGATGGCGATATTCGCATTGCTAGAAGCCACGACAACAGGGCGTTAGTAAGCAATGCTACCGTTATAAATTCTGGAGTTGCACTTTCACCAAAGCGTGCCTTGGCTTTTCTAGAACACTCAATTGCCACTGTCTCTCACGGCGGTGAGCAGGGAGTTATCCACGCTACTCGTGATGTTGTTGCCTTACTGTCTAGCAACTCAAATATGCTTTTCCACGAAACTGGTAAAGACCACCTACAAACTATGGGCGGAACTCCAGTTGTTGTTGGTAGTGGTTATAGCGGAAATGGGCCCAGAATTGCTTTAGCAACTGCCGCAATTTCTACTAACACAACTCTTACTCTTAACACTGCTTCTCCGCACTATCTAGTGACTGGAGATACTGTGGCATTTTCCGCAGTTGGAGCAAACATTGACCAAAGTTCTACATCTGCTACTGTAACTAAAGTAGACGCTGACACAGTTACTATCACTATTGCTAGTGCAACTAACGCTACTTCAGAAGCAGTTACTGGATATATTCAACAGTTGGGAACGGCTTCTGAAAAGTGGATTTACGCAACTGGCAATGTCAGGGTCTACCTTGGCGATGTAGATGTAGTAAATGACAACCTAGGTCAAGGTTATGACATTGCAGGAAATAAAAATGACATCAGACTAAAGGCAATTCGCCCCGCTGCGGTTTACTTTGGTACATCCATCCACCTCGCTGTCAGGGTTGACCTGACAGTCTAAAAAAAGGAGAAAGCCAAATGGCTACTCAAGAATATGCTGCTAGCATTCAAGGTGTCTCTATCCGTGTCACGCGCCTTGACGCTGCTGGCAACTTGCTAAATGGCGCAGGTGATTCATACACCACTTCTGCTTTTATGCGAGTCTCATTTACCCCTGAATATGAAGAGGGAGATGAAATAACTGAAAAGTCAGCAAACGGCACGGTTTGTGTAACTTACAAAGCACCTGACACCCTAAAGCGTATCACTATGGAACTTGCAATCTGTGAGCCTGACGCTGAACTTTCGCAACTTCTTTCAGGCGGTCTACTTCTTCGTAAGAATGTAGATGGCGTTGTAAAGAGCGTTGGTTGGGCAGCCCCTGGCGTTGGTGACGACCCAGCGGGTAACGGTGTTGCAATTGAGGCTTGGTCTCACGCAGTAAAGGATGGAAAGCGTGCTTCGGTACTTCCTTACTTCCACTGGGTGTTCCCTTACGCCAAGTTGCGTCAGTCAGGTGACCGTGTAATTGAAAACGGTATGCTTGCTTCAACTTTTGAAGGTTATGGTTTGGGAAACAGAAACTTTGGTGCTGGAGCAGACGGCCGCTGGGAGTTCCCAGTAGCGGCAGAACGCCCTTATTCATATGCTCGTGCTTCATGGGCACCAGTCGGACTACAAGGCTTCTATACTTGGACCGACAAGGCTAGCGAAGCAGTCTTCTTTACTGCTGGTGGAAACATTCAAGGTCAGACTACTCCTTACATTACACAACTTAACGCTACTTCAACCACAGCAACAGTTATCTTTAGCGGTAGCCACAATCTTGAGACAAACGACAAGATTCGTGTTTCTAATGCTGGTGAACCGTTCAACACGGTCACGGCTGGCGCTGCTATTACAAATGTTAACTCCACTGCTATTACATACACTATTGCTAGTGCTTACACAGGTACCGCAACACTCGACAAGTACAGCAGAGTTGCTTTGGTTGACAGCGTTACAGAGCCGGGTAGCAACAACTACACTGCTGTTACAACAACCGATATTGACACTAAGTATGCTAATGGTTCAGGTGAAGACACTTACAATGTGCCTGGCAACCTTAACTATGTCGCAGACGACAATGTCGACTTTATCATCAAGTCTAACGAAGACTAAGGAGAACAGTTTTAAATGGCAACTCAGGAATACGCAGCCAGCATTCAAGGTGTGTCTATTCGCGTAACGCGTTTAGACGCTGCTGGCAACTTATTAAATGGCCCTGGCGATTCTTACACAACTTCTGCGTTTATGCGTGTGTCTTTCACACCAGAATATGAAGAAGGCGACGAGATTACCGAAAAAAGTGCCAATGGAACTGTTTGCGTTACTTACAAGGCTCCAGACACGCTAAAAAGAATTACTATGGAGTTGGCTATTTGTGAACCAGATGCTGAACTTTCACAGTTGCTTTCTGGCGGTCTGTTGCTTCGTAAGACCGTTGATGGTGTAGTCAAATCTGTTGGTTGGGCTGCTCCAGGTGTAGGCGATGACCCTGCTGGAAACGGTGTGGCAATTGAAGCGTGGTCACACGCCGTCAAAGACGGAAAGCGTGCTAGCGTTTTGCCTTACTTCCATTGGGTATTTCCTTACGCAAAACTTCGTCAAAGTGGTGACAGAGTTATTGAAAACGGTATGTTGGCTACCACATTTGAGGGATACGGTCTAGGAAATAAGAACTTTGGTTCTGGTTCTGATGGCCGTTGGGAGTTCCCTGTTGCTTCTGAAAGGCCGTATTCTTACTCAAGAAGTTCTTGGGCTCCAATTGGTCTTGCTGGGTTCTACACTTGGACTGACGAGGCTTCTTACCAGAAGTTCTTTACCAAGTCTGGAATTCAGGGAGCAACCGATATTGCTGTTGACAGTATTTATGGAAATGGAAATGTTGCTACTGTAACTTTGAGCGACACAACCGCAAACGCTTCCATTGTCACTGGTGACAAAATTTATGTAAATAACTGTGGTGAGCCTTTCAACACTACAACTGTTGGCACTGCTATCACTGTTCTTGGAAATCAAACGGCTGCTGCGAATGTAACTGCCTCAAACACTACAATTACCGTGGCTGACACTACTGGATATGTGGTTGGTCAGGCTATTGCCAAGGTTTCTGGTGGAGCAACGCTAGCAAACACAACAATTGCCACAATTGTAAATAGCACCGCATTTACCGTGACTACTGCTCCAACTGGAAATGGAAACTTAGTGTTTAGTATTGCTGGTGGGACTGCGTTCTACTACACCACTAACGCCAACTTGTCATCAAACTTGACCGCAACCTTGGACAAGTACAGCCGTATCAATCTAGTAGATAGCGTAACTGAGGCTGGTTCTTACACCGCTGTTACTACTACCGCAATTGACACCAAGTACGCTAATGGTTCTGGAGAAGATACATACAATGTTCCTGGAAACTTGAACTATGTGTCCGACAACAATGTTGACTTTATTATCAAGTCAAACGAGGATTAATAGTTAGATAGAAAGGCGACGCA